GTTCAGCGTACTTTGCCATCACGGATAAAACTACTTGGTCTTTTACTTCTTGGTTCATAGCATTTCGATTAAGGCATTATAATACAATCTACAGTCTTCTATGCGAGCTTTTATCTGCTCAATTACTTGTTCGTCTTTTTGTACATAGAACACTTTAACTCTGCGGTTCTTTGGTATGTGTGAAAACTGATGCTTACTCTCAACCTCCTCACGCAAATCTAAGTCCTCATCAATCTTGTGCAGTTTCCAATGCGCTCTGCGGATTTCGTCCTCTACCATTTCGATAGGTGTATCTACAAGGCAGTAACAAAGCATTGCCTGCTGCTTACCAGTTAGCCACATATAACCTTGAAGCTGATAAAAATAGTCTTTGTTAGGTATTTCGGTATCAAAAAACGGAAACGTAGTAGCATCCCAAGAGCTTTTTACGTCAAGCAATACATCCTCCGTGTTTACGTCAGGTGTTCCCTTGATATAATCGTTCTCAAAATACTCCTCATTCTTGTAAATGAATTTAACGTCTAAGACATCATTGACTAACGATATAGACTCATCTTCAACTGCGTTGCCTTTGTCCGTGTAACGGCTTGAAAACTCCTTACGGATGCCGTATTTCTCCTGTAGTACAAGTTCGTGGATGTAAGTTTTAGCAGTTTGGCTTAGTAGTTCGCTTTTAGAGCGAGGTGTTGCCATTATTTTACCAATGGCAGAACACCGAATTTTGAGAGCTTTCATAGTGCGTTGAGCATATCAATTTGACCTTCAGTTAAAGCAAACGATGCTTCGAGCTTTTCACGGGTATACTCACCTTTGGCAATAGCTTGTACTGCTGCGCTGAAACGCTTTTGGTCAATGGCAGGTAGTTTCTTCTCAGTTTTAACTTGCTCACCTGATGCGTCCGTGTCTTTGTCCGTTACTAAACCAAGTGCAGAGCTGAGTGCATACCTGCGGTAGTAGGTCACACCTGAACCAAACGACTGGAAGTCATTCATACCCTTAAGCTGAACATAAGGGATAGCAACAAGGCTTTCTAAGCTCTCTCCTGATTCAACATGGAATACCATTGTAGCAATGTAATTAACATCGTCTTTGGTGTGTAGGGTTTGAGTAAAGCCAAGTCCGTGTTTTTTTAGCAACGGATTGATTACCTCAAAGATTTTCGGAAGGTCAGCGTAAGAATACCCGTAACCTTGTGTCGCCTTGTGAATGACAGGCACTTCTTGTTGGAACGATGCCAACGATTTTAATAAATTCTTCATAGCGTAAAAATTAATTGTTTATACAAATATATAGATTATTTCAATTGGTTGTACTTTTCTTTATATTTTTTTATCAGTTCTTTCAGTTCGTCTTTGGTGAACTTTCGTGTTACCCTTGCTCTTGCTTCCAGTTGATTGAATCTTTCAGCTCCGATTTTGGTTAAAAGATTTGTTCGATATTCCAACAAGTTGCCTGATAAAAAGCTATTGCACCTCTCGCATTGAACATGGACATTATCTTCGTCAAAACGTACATTCCAATGATTGTTAGCGTTCCAAAAGTGACCTGCGTTTACTTTTTTTGGTTTCTGCTTACATGAGATGCATAGTTCGTCTTTGTCTCGCTCCCTGATGTATTTGTTAAATACCATTTGTGCAGCCTTTACGATGTCCTGAACGGTCTCTAAATCGGCTTTCATTCGCTTTTTCTTCTTCTGCCAGCTCTTTACTTTGGCTTCCTGAACCCAAGCATCAACGCACATCTTATTCAAGCAATATTTTTGATTAAATCGCACAGGCTCAAACTTCTCCTTGCAGTTTTTACATCTCATCGAATATAGATATTTGATTTGTATTTGATTTTTTGAATATGTTTAAAGCGGTTTCAAGTATTGTTCTTCCTGCTTCATAGTCAACAAGATTTCGAGCCATTTTATCAACTCTTTGCTCGCCTTTATATTGTCTAAAATCATAATCGTGAAAAACGCATAGTGCCTTAAATTCGTGATTTACTTCATTCGTCTTTGCACCTTTTTTACTGCTTCCTATTAATACTTTTCTTTCGTTTAGTTCATTAGGTAAAATAAAATTTGTCCAATATAAATGCCTTCCTCTTTTTTGAGCAGGTATTAACGGCTCATAAAATGGAATAACATTCTCAACTACATATTTACCTTCAAAATAATTATCCAACAATAAAACCTCTTCGTACAACTTTAAGTCTGGGTATACAGGTACAGTTGTATTTTGTCTTGCAAATCTTGCTCGGCTATGAGTAGGGCAAGGCGGTGAACTCCATATGAAATCGAACTCTTGATAATGCTCTAACAAATATTGGTGTGCATCTGCAATTACAACAACGTCATTAGGAAATCGTTCTTGATAAAGTCGTGCAGCTTCAGTGTCTAACTCTACCGCAGTAACTTCTATCTCTATACCAGCTTCTTTAGCGACATCATCCCACTTGTATCGGTTACCACCTAAGCAAGCATATAGGTTTAAAATCTTCATAGCGTGTTTTTTTAGTCTAATTCAATTACTTCCTCAATCCATTGGCGAAACAAAATCTGCAACTGAATCTGCTCGTCAAATATCTTACCTGCGTTCTCTCCGTCTATTCGTAGGATTTCTCTATCTACACGTTGGATTTCTTCCGCAAGAATGTTTGCTTTGCGTTTGAGTGAACGTTTAAAGACGTACTGGTCATTTAAATCCTCAATGAAGTCTGCCAACACAGGAAGGAAGGCTGTCAATGCTACTAATTTTTTCTCTTTTTTCATAACTCGTTTTCTATTTTATTGTATTTGATTTGGTTTTCTAATTCTTTAATTATTCGTGTTTGCTCCATGTTTCGGTTAGCGAGAATTGCATTCTCTCGGCTTATCGCTACTGCGTGTTCGTATAGGTTTGTCAGAAAGCTGATTGCCTCTAATAGCTCCTCTTCGCTTTGCTCTGCGCCTTTTATGTAGTCCGTTGCTTCAGGTCTTGTTTTTAGTATTTGCTCTCTTGCGTTTTTTATTCTTTGCTTAATACTCCACAGGTTTGCTCCTGTCTTTATTTTTTGTAGTCCGATGTCCATTAGAAAGGGTTTTGGTTTGCTAAATTACGGAGTTTCTCCGATGTTGATAATATTCCGTCTTGTGGTATTTTTACCTGATTTTCTTTTTTGTATGTTGTGCCTCGGTTTGCATAAACACGATTGCCTTTAAAGTCAAGCATATAATACTGGTATCGCTCTACGTCCAAAAATAACTTGTATACTCCGTTTTTTGATACTCCTTTTGGCTTGCTTTTAGCTATTTTTAGATGCACTTCGTTTTTCTCTGCTCCTACACCATCTGCATCTGCAAGTCCATAAGGTGGTCTCCACGGAATTAACACGCTTAGACCTTTTCTAAACCATACCTGACCGCCTGCAAAATCTCTTGCTGTAGGAATTGGAAAGTATCTTAGCTCAGTTCCTGCTATTGACATAGAAGTCATCATAGGTTGGTCTCTAACATGGTTGATAATGCAGTTATGTCTATTCGTTTTTCTTGCGTTTTTTCTTGCTTGACCTAATATTCTGCTCAAATACTTGTCCTCACGTCCTAAATCGCTTTGAATGTACTCCTCAGTAAGCTCGTTCCACGGGTCAATAGTTGTAGTGTGGATAGTAATTTGTTCTTTGCGTTCAATTTCGTCTACCAATTCATAGAATTTAGTGATAGTCAAATCCTCATCAATAGGGTCTATAACAATAAAATGTTGGTTAACAAACATCTCAGCACTCACCTGCTCGCTATTAGTCATTGAGTTTTGACCTTGAACGTATGGCTTGCCTATGTACTTGTAACATAGCTCTGAAAATATCTCGGCACTACTGCCAGTCTCAGGTGAGAATACAACGTGATTCCATCCATGTAAACACGAAAGGTTTATAAGTATCTCAAACCATAGTTCCGTCTTTCCTGAGGCAGGTGCAGCTCCTATGTAGGTGGTAGTCCCTTCTTTGATTGTAAGCGGAAGCATATCCCAATCCCAACCAATGGATTTACCTCTCGTATCTTTTTCGTATCTAATGCTAAACATTTCAGCATTTAGGTCCGTCAATTTCTTGTACATATGCTATCCCTCCCATATTGGCGCAGGCGCACCGTTTACTTTTGGTTTAATTCTTTCTTGTTGGTTTTTATGCCAAGTAATTAATCTTCTTTCAATGCCCCAAGCACGTTCCATTTCAAATCTCATTTTTTTACCTTTATGGTTGTGTTCAGTCCAATAAGCGTAAAACTCATTTAGCATATCTTTACCATAAGTTTCTAAAAAAGGTTTTAATGTATCAGCAAATTTTAATTTGCGCTCCTCTATAGTGTATTCTACTTTCTCTTTCTCTTTCTCTTGTACCGAAGGGGCTTGCGTACCCCCTTGCGTACCCCCTTGCAAAGGTATCTTAGTTTTATCCTCAAAGCCTTTAACCTGAGCATCTATAGAATGTTTTTGACTTATGTATGCAAACTTTGCCATACCCGTTAATTCAGGCTCCTGACCTGTAAACTGACGTAACATAACTGCATCATAAAATGCAAGTCTATCCTTGTCGTTTAGTTCCATAGCTACCTCCCAATAGCTACGATAAAATTTAACCGCTTTTCTTTCACTCATCTTACTGCACTAAAATAAAAAAGCCTCGTCGGGTTTCGTGGTGCAGCACTACTCCCCAATGAGGCTAAAATGTTTTTAACGGGTCTGCACTCCCTTCTACAAATATAACTATTTAACTGGCATTTTGTTCCGTTTCAGTAAAACTTTTTTGATAATCGTATCTGCCTTCATTTAACCAGCGTCTAATTCTTCTGAGTTTCTCGTAGTTTGTAGCTTTGGTTACGTCCTCAAAGATGTTTCGTTTTTGTCTACTGAACGTCAAAGGCTCTGCCATGAGTTGTATGCAGCTTTCTATCTTCTTTTGGTACAATTTATCAGTCTTTAGTTCTTCGTGTTTTCGTATGCAATGTAAAACTGTTGAGTGGTCTCGGTTGAACAATGCGCCTATCTCGCTTAAAGTTAGCTCCTGAGTGCGATACAAAGCATAGCAAAGGTAATGCCTCCTAAAGACGTAGAACTGCTCTCTGCTGCGTCCGTTTAAACCTTCCGACTCAATGTATTCTTTTACTTGTTCTATGTTCATAGCGGTGTTACTTTAAATCGTCCGTCGTTGTATCTACCTGATTCGAGTAAGTCCATTTTCCTCCAATAGGCTAAACTCTTTGAAGTGAATATCCACTCTTGGACTACTACCAGTCCAACGTAATAAGTTAGTTTCCATTTCATAGCTCCGAGTATTTAATTTCGCAAATGCGGTTATATAAATCGTAATTAAAATTTGTCCAAAAATGCTCCATTTGTTGCCTGTTAAATAAACCATTTATCCTCGTTGAACTCCTCGTACATTGAGCATTCGTAGCAGAACTCATGGAACTCGTTACTGGCTCTAAATTTAAGTTCTTCGATAAGCTCGGTGATTTCTTTGATAGTTGGGTTGGTATGGAATTCACTTTGTTCCACTTTCCATTCTTCATCGTATTCATCGTAAATATATTTTAGTTCGATTGTAGCTACTTTTTCGTCCGTGTTGAGGTCGTAGCATTCTACCTCTAATAATTGTGAGCTGATGTTCTGCGATAGCTCTTCAAAGTAGTATTTATTTTCCGTATTTTTCATTATAGATTCTATTTGCGTATTTGTTATAAGACTCAGGTAGTTCGTAATTTTGCTGCTCCACTTGTGTAGTTACATCAGTAGTCCTGTGCGTTACTGCCGTAGATGTTAGCCATGTCAACAACACCATGCCGAAGAACATTACAACTACACTACCTAAAATCTGCTTCTCGTCCGTGTTTAAGTCCTTAAACAAAAACGAATATTTCTTAATTAGCTTCATTGTTCTCAATTGTTTGTAATAAGTTTAAAGCTGCACCCCAAGCACCTAATGCGTAGCGTGTGTGTTTATGGTCTACACCATACTCGCTTTTGCAATCTTGCAAGTCCGCATACAATTCCTGCTCTCTGCTGCGGATAAGTTCTAAAATTTGTTCTTTGTTCATAGCGTTTGTTTTTTATTTTAATGTAATAATTTCAATAGCTTTATTAACTGCATCTTTCATATTTCTAAAAACACCATTTTTTTTATTCATACCAACAACCCATTTTGTTGATGAGTAGCGAGATACTCCAATAGAATTGACCCCATCAGTTACTTTGTACATTCCTTGATTATTTAATTTAATTGTTTTCATAGCGTTTGTTTAAATGTTATATGCAAATATATATACTCTTTCGTAATTACACACAAAAAAGTTTCATTTTTTTAAAAGTTTTTTCGAATTCCTTTATTTTACAAGGGTTTCAGGCGCAAAGTTTTTTTACAAATAATTAATTATCGGTCAAGATTTGTGCAATTATCGGTCAACGATTCAGTTTTTACCCTGATTCTATTACAAAATTGGCAATTATTTACCCTTACTTTGTGACATAACGTACCCTAAAAGGTACAAATACGCGAAGTTTGTCCGTTTTAATACCCGAAAAGGTGTAAAAATTTAACTTTATAGTGGGTTTATACCCGATTAGGTATACTATATTTAACAAAAAAGCCCCCAAATGGAGGCTCTTACGCTATGGAGTATTGGTTAGGATGTCACAAATATACTAAAATATGTGAGTTAAACGTGCAACCTGCCCAAATTCTTTGTGATGCAGGAAGCCTTCGACTGCTTTTGGAACACCTGTATAGCCATTGCGGTGATGCCAAGAGTCCGTGCCTGATGGTGAGCGTAACGATTCAACGGTAACTCCTATGTAATCTTTCGATGTTTTGTGGTGAACGTGATGCGTGTAAACATAGCGGTGTTTGGTTTGAGACCACTCAATCGGAAACTCCGTTGCCATCAATAAAGGTAGGTCTTGGTGTTTCGCTCCATCTCCGTGAGTTGTGCCGATAAGGTTCTTTCCGTATTGGAAGCCTTTTCGATGTGCAATAGAGCAGTCAAAAGTAATGTTCTTGCAATCTTTAAACCATGTCTGAATAACATCAGCAAGAAAGAAGCCGTGAGTATAATCGTGATTTGAGGGATTGAAAGTAAAATGAACATCAGCAATCCCAATAAGTTTTTCAAGAATTTCGACATAGAGTTTTTTAGCGATTAGAA